GTAGATGCTCCATCAGAATCAAGAATTAAATTTCCTGCTCCTGGTTTTGTTTTTATAGTATTTCCTTCAACTACAACATTTCCAAGAGTAGAAATTCCAGTAACTATTATATTATCAAATTCTCCGATACCAAAATCAAATTGCTCAATAGTTCCAATTCCGGATATGTAAAGATTAGTAGCAGATATTCCTGAACCAACAGTTAAATTTTTATCAATACCAACACCACCATCAATCTGAACAGATCCAGTATTCGTATTTCCTAATGTATTATCAGCCGTATCTGTAAACTTGGCAGTTTCGGAAACATTGAGAATATCAAGATCTGTTGTTCCATCAACATCAAGATTTGTTGAAATATTAACAGAAGCATTGATATCCAGATTACCCGCAAAAGTGGATAAACCAGATACATTTAATGTATCCGTTTCCGTATGTCCTAATACATCTATTCCACCATTAGCATTAATAAGTTGTCCAAATGCAGAAGTACCACTTACATTTAAAGTATCAATGAATACTCCACCACTAAACGTAGATACTCCAAGAACATCTAATAATTGTGTTGGTTGTGTACTCCCAATACCAACTCTTTGATTATTAAAATCATAATAAAAATTATCGGCACCATCTACAAGACCGGCACTATTATGGAATTGAATTTGCCCAATTGTTCCACCAGCACCTGTTATAATAGATTCTTCTCTAACCCATAAAACCCCATCAGCAGATTTTGTAAGTAAATATCCTGTCTGTCCTGGTTGATTAGTAGAGTCATAAATGTCTCCAGTAATTCTAAAGTCACCTACTAAATGAAGTTCTTGTGTTGGTTGTGTGGTTCCAATACCGACAGATCCAATCCCAGTCGTTGTAATGACTGTTCCACCAGTTCCTACAGTAATTCTATCTCCTGCTGCAAGAAGTCCATTGTTAAATGTAAATCTCGTATCTGTCGCAAAATCATTTGAAGAATTAAATAAAACTTCTGTGTTATTGCCAGGAGCAAAAACTGTAATATCTACATTTGGTGCTGGAGAAAAGTCTGGATTTAAATATCCTTGAGTAGTAATAGCTGCACCAATAAAATTTAATTGTGTTGTACTACTTAATCCACCAACTAAATTATCTAATCCTTCATCATAAACACTAATTGATCCGGGTATAATTCCCCCTTGATTTGGAATCCAATATCTTTCTCCAGGAAAAGATTCTGGATTATCTGGAACAGATACGACAATATATTGTTGCCCAACAGGAACTGGTTTTGCTCCTATAGATGATGGTCCTACTAAAGGTTCTCCGAGATTGGGTTCTGCATCTGCCACAGAAAGATACTTATATCTTTCTTCTTTTAGTCTAGTCTGTGGAGTTAATTTGGAACGACCTGATAAGTACTTTGCCATAATTATGTTGTGCTATTTTCCAGAATACTCATAATTAATTCCATTTGTAATGGAGCAACCTGACCACCACTTAGATATGTATGTGCAATGCCAGAAACTACACCAGTATTGGTAGTAAATGTAAGTGATGTTCCAACAGGACCATCAATACTATCTACAATAAAAGATCTTTGTGGATCTGGGAAAATAGATGTGGTTAGACCACCAGTATAAGAACCACAAGTAAATGCAATTCCACTCATCGTGATTTCATCATTTACATCAAATCCATGAGGTGTTGCTGTTTCTACAGTTGTAATACCTGTTGTATTATCATATTGGACGGTGCTTATAGATACAACACCATCCTGAACTCCTTCGATTACAACTGAATCTTGTATCAGTGCAGATCTTTCTAAAACTAATCTGCCATCAATAATGACTAGTGCATCTTGTGGTGGTATTTCACCATTTTTTATAACTCTAATATTTCTCGTATTTCCTGCCGTCTTAGATGCCGTACTCTTTCTTCTATGTGTGAAAGTAACTGTTGGATATGTATTAACTCCAACATTAGATACTGAAGCATACAAAACAATAGAAGAAACTCCAGTCGGTGCAGTATATACAGTTTGTTCTCCTGGTGCTACTGGGACTGCAATTGTAATAAATTTATTAAGTGGTGCGATTGCCATATCTTATCTCAATGCAAGTATGAGTGGTGTAACTTCTGCCTGAATTGCTTTACTAAAGTCTCTTCCCCTAATTGTTGATGTTGTTTGATCAATTTGAATACCTTCACCAATATCAAAGTTTCCTTTTTGATCTGTTGAGGTAAATGGAATTTGTGCTCCATTAAGAGCAACAACTTCATTCTCTTTAATTGGAAGAGCACCCTGGAAGGGTAGTGATGTATTTATGCTAGTGCCAGAACCAACATACTCAAAAGAGTGAGAACTTGTCAGAATACGACTAATTCTCTGAAGTGCGAATGGGTCATCTTCAAATAATTCATATGGAACAAATTCATTGAAAGTAATCGTCGTAATTCCTACCGTATTTTCTGTTGCCTCCGAAACTGTAAAATAAATAGGTTCCATCGTAACAGTTGCATATGTTGTATTTCCATTAATATCAACAACCATATTTTGTGTTGGAAGATAATTTCTTCCAGAATTAATTACATCAATCTCGGTAATTTGTCCATTTTCATTTACTGTTGCACTTGCTTCTGCAATAATTCCTTGAGGACCTTTTGGTGCGACAGTTCCATCAGAATCTCTAATTATAACATTTGGTGGACTTGCTTGACTGAATTGTCCAGGAGATCCTCCATTTATGACTGTAATTCTAGAAACTTCTTCTAATGGTGCAGTAATTCTTCCAGAACCAACAGCATCTGGATAATTATTTAAATCAATTTTGAAGTATAAAGCTTGACCATCAAAAGGTCTTCTCGGACTTCCAGAACTATCAGTAACACCTTTTCCAACGATAACATCAGAATTATCTCCTGGTATAACATTGACATTTACCAATCCAGTATATTCTGTTGCACCCAATCCAACAGCATATAATCCAAAATTACCAAAAGAACTGTTGGAGTTAGTTAAGTCACACTGCCCTCCAGTATCAACATAAATTGCCTTATCGCAGTTAATTGTGAAGATAGAAACTAATTGTGCATAAGCATTATTAGTAATTGATACTCCAATACCATTCTCATTATACTGTGTAAATGAGTCACAAACCATAGATTTAAGATCTGCACCAGGATCTGATAATGATGTTGCATCATTGCCATCAATTCTCATACCAATACTTTCAGTCATAAAGTTGGTACAGTTACGGATATATGGTGACCTCCATCTTTCCGTTGGACCTTCATCTGCTGGTCCTCCTGCAGTATAACCACTATTGGCAGTTTCTCCCGTTACAGGAAATGCAACCGCAGCACCACCAGCATGAGAAACTCCTATTGTTGCTCCTGCAAAATTTAAGTTCTCAATAAGACATCCTCTTCTCACCCAAAACACATCTAAATTTGGATTTGATGGTTCGATTGTAACAAGTCGTATATCTTCTCCAGTGATTGATACATCTCTCTGAAGACCTACTGGATTATTCTCAATATATCTTCCTGGACGAATTTTAATTGTATCACCAGGTTGAGCAACTGCTGCCGCACCACCAACTGTTGCTTTAGCATCACCTTCAAGTAACCCACTATTTGCATCATCACCATCCTTTGATACCCAAATTGTATTTTGTGTCTCGACACCCGATGGTCTCCAAGATACACCAGTACCAACTGATGAGAGTCTATAGTCTTTACCTGCAACTCCCGTTTGCTGGTTTATATCAATTAAAGAATTATCTAATTCTAAAGTTCCCTCTATTTTTGTATCACCACCAACAAATAACTTCTTAACTATTCCTACACCACCATCAATTTGAACTGATGCAGATGTAGTGCTAGTGGCTTCCGTCGTACTGTTAAATGTGGTATCTCCATCAACATCTAATGTATTATTAAGTGTCGTCTCTCCATCAACATCTAATGTATTGTTAAGGGTTGTAGCACCATCAACATCTAGTGTACTATTAAGTGTCGTCTCTCCATCAACATCTAGTGTACTATTAAGTGTCGTCTCTCCATCAACATCTAGTGTACTATTAAGTGTTGTAGCATTATCAACATTAAGAGTTCCATTCACATCTAATGCAAATGCTGGATTGTTATTATTAATACCAACATTTGTCATTCTATAAATGTCGCCAGAAGCAGTTGCTCCCCAAAAATCTTGTGATTGTATTCTTACAATTTCTATAGGATTAGATGGATCCGGAATTGGAATGATGCTATCAGTACCAACTCCAAGACTATTGATCTGAACAAAATTGAATACTGTAAAGGATTGTGCAGCACCAGCAAGTGGAATATAAACACCTTCGTCTTGAACAAAAACACCCTCAGAAAATGCTGGTTCAAAAGTTACCCAACGAATACCATTTTCATCACGATTCAAAAATGCTCCATTAACACCAGGATCTCCTACAGAATCATAAATGTTTCTTGAAATTGATACTGATCCATCAATATCAAGCTTTAATTGACCTTGACCAGCAGTATCAATACCTGATATATTTGATTCTGGATTTGTTTTTCCAATTGCAACAATACCCGTCTCAGTAACTATAAATGTTTCATCTTCAACACTATTAATTTGAAACTTTTCAATTGGTTCTGTTGTTGCAATACCAACTCTATCTGATCTGGTATCTGCATTAAAAAGTGTTCCTCCAGTACCAACATTAAATCTTTTAAAAACGGTTAAAAAATCAGTATCTATTATGCTTGCAGTTAATGTACCATCAATAGTAACATCTTCTTTAAAATTTGCATCACCAAAAAATGTGGAACTATCCTTAACAATCAGATTTTCAATTTCCGTTGCTCCGGGCAAAGATACATTATCTGCACAAAGTTTTCCCCAAATAGTGACATTTTCAAATACTGAGTCACCAGATCTCGTAAATACCGGATTTCTTGGTACAGGACAGGATTTTGCCATTTTAGGTTAAAATATTAACTGCTGTTGAAATTGGAGAATTTGATGCTATCAATGCCAAATCTTCAATTAAAGTTCCCTCAAACATTTTTAGAAAAGAACTCGTCAATAATATATCCGCAAGAGTTCCTTTTTGCGATTTAATATCTACATTTTGTCCAAGTACTTTAATGTCCTTTGTTTTATGCTCTTCTTCATATCCAATTTGAATTTTGGGTGATTGCATTACAAGTTGCTCAGATGCATCAATAGTGATTGCTTTCCCATAAATCTTAATATGTCCCCCATCAACATTGATTGCAAAATCACCTTTATGAGAAACAAATTGAAATGTAGTTTGTTCTGGATTAACTAAATCTGAATCACCAACTTCAATCTGCAGTGAACCCTCACTCATAATCTTCGACATGCCACTTTCAGCATGTGACTGAACAAAACGAATGCCAGAATCAGTTGTGGACATCATTTTAAATGATTCTCTTCCTGGAGAACTCATTTGAGGATTTCCAGTTTCAATAACTAATTTTGGTCCAAATACATCATAAGTTCTAGATTCTTGTCCCATAATTAACTCACACAATCAATAACTTGAACAATTTCAGTTTGTGGCGTTACAACTGACATAATAGGTCTCAACACTGCCCCAAAACCACTTATACTTTGAATATTTAGGTCTGGTAATCCATTATATGCAAGTCCAGGAAGAACAGAAACATTAGTAACTCTTCCTTCAGTAATCTCTATCTCAAGACCATCTATAGTATCTCCTTCTTCATAATCTTGACCTGGATTTTCAATTATCACATCACTAATATAAAGTGGTAGTTCATCAAGGTCTGCAGGATAATTTTCACCTTCACTTGTAATCACAACAGAAGTGACCTGTCCAAATGTCGGTGATGATGGATTTTGGTCAATGATTGCGCGACCATATGCACCATATCCCTTATTACAACCATCTTGGAAAGTTACAATCGGCGGTCTTCCATATCCACTTCCTGGTTTGGTCATGTTCACTCCAACAATACTTCCAACTTTTAATACAGAACCAACAGCATCTTCTGTATCAACATTATCAATAATATTACCAAGAACGACTTCACCGGCAGCACCAACACCATTTCCACCAAAGAAATTGACAGTTGGTAGTCCACATTCAGTAATGTTTCCAAATTGACAAGGACCAATACCACCAGTCTCACTTACTGGTGCTCCAAATATGTTCCATTTGCCATATTGTCTTTCAAAATCAGTTGCAAGATTTGTGGCACCTTGAGAGATTGCAGTTCCACTGAAAATAGTATTCCAAGCACTATTCTCATCCTCTTCACTCATATCTTTCAATAATCCTTGATCGATTTTATACTTACTACTTGCAGGACAAACCTTTTTATCATCACACTCAAAAAGATTTGCAATCTTTCTAATTGCATTAATTCCTGTAAGTAAAAAATCTTTGATATTAAATCCAAAAATATTTTTCCCAAATCCGTTTAAAATGTCTGCAATTGGAGCAACTAATGGACCTACAATTGAATCAACAATATTTACAAGATTATTTGTAAATGCACCCATAAGTTGCTCAACAACACACTGTCCAGCATTCAAAACATTTTTGACTGCTCCAGTAATCAAATCTGTTAGCGCATCCTTTGCACCCTCCAGTACTTTAGTTGCGGCACAAAATACACCATCAACAAGTTTTTGAGCAAGAGGAATTAATGCTTTCTCAATTCCAATAATTGCAGGAATTCCAAAACCAGAAGAAATAAGAAGTCCAGTAAGAGTATTAATTCCACTTTTGATAACCTCAGATAATTTAGCATTTAAAGAACCAAGCATCTTGTTGGTAAATCCGGTGATAGAACTGCCAATTAAATCTACGACAAAGTTGATTTCATTAGGAAGATTTACAATTGCATTCCCTGCTTTTGTAATCTTATCAAAAAAGTTGGTTAGATATGCTTCTATTCTTGCAAAAGTATTATCCTTGCAAGGATCTGCCTGTATAAATTGCTTTCCTGTTGTATAAGATTCTTCTGCTTTACAAGGAGGTGGGGGTTGAGATTGGGATGTAGTACCTACATCATCTGTAGATGTAGGTAAGTCGTCTCTATCTTTATATGTCGTACCTTCTCTTATTTCTAAAATTTCATCGTTTGCAACTTCTATAACTTCTACTCCAAGACTATTGGAATCGGATTTTATTTTTTCATATTCTTCATTAGTGATAATACCATTTTCATTATTTTTTATGTCAACATAAATTCTTTTTCCTTCAGTATCTGATGGAGGACTAACATAAAATTTTGATAATTGGACATCTGGTTTTGTATCAGGTAGTTCTGTTGGAGAGGAAGCACTAGTTAATTCACCATTACGTAGTAGATCAGTTAATCTACTTGAAGAAGGGTCACTTGCAGATAATCCAACTAAAGATGAATTACCACCACCTGTTTCAAGTGTTGACAACCAAACCCCATCATCATTTAATACATATGTTCTTCCATTATAAGTATACCTTTTTTCCATTTATAATTGCCTCCTAGTGCTGATATTTATGGTAAAAACTCTGAAGCAACAGATACAATTGGACTTACAAAATCTCCAGTTGCTGCTGCAGCAAATACATCAATTCCAATTTCTGCGAGTTTATCAATAGGAGTTTTTCTTTTTTTGGACTTATCAGAACCTGAACCTGTGTTTAATGGTCTTGGAGTACAATGTCCAGAACACTGATTAATTTCCTGATTATTCAAAATGTTTCCAGGTTTCAAACCTCCATAAAATCCAGATTTTGCATCAAATCTACCTTCTCCATAAACAATTTGAGAAGTTCTTCCATACAATCCGACAATATGAGGAATTCCACTAATTTTTTCAAGTATAACAATATCACCTTGTACTATTTTTGCAGACTTTGATCTACCCGCACCACCACTTCCTGCAGTAACAGGAAAAATACAAATCGCATATTCAATTTCTGCATCTGCAATATCTATAGTGTTACTATAAGAATCCATTATAGCAACCTTATATCTCCATCCCCAACCCTTTCCAGTTGCCTGATCCTTCTGATCATCAAAATTAACAACAACTCCCAAATATTTGTTTGATGGTTGCTTTGATAGATTATTAAATTCCATTTTTATGCTCCTCTTCCATGTCTTCCGTAAGAATCACGAACTAATGTCATTGACGTATAAGAATTTATTGCATCAAAATGGTGGCAAAGATTCAATATTAGATATTTACCACTCTGAGTTCCATCAATAGCACCTTCATATTTATTATCTTGACTTATAATCTCAAAATCACAATTAATAACATTTCCTGCTCTTAAACTTACATTGCAAGGAACAGTTATTTGTATTATTTGTGAGAATAAAGAATTATATCTCATTGTCGATTTCGCAACCCATTCTACAGGATTGTTATTAATTTCATATCCAATTCCAGGATCGGATCCACCAACATCTAAAATATGAAAATGTGTTCTTGTATAGGACTCTAAATCTGGAATATCAATGTCAATTTTCCCAAGAGATTCTTCAAGACCATCAAGTTTAAAAGTCTTTTCAATATATTCTGATGTTAAAGGATTCCAAAAAATATTGCGACTTATAAAAATACCTGATTTTATAGATGTAATCAGATCATCTCTTTTAACATCAGTCTTTGATAAAATCTTAAAATCATTTTTATCATTGTCTAAGTTTGCCCTTAAAACTTCATTTTTATAATAATTTGCAACAGGTTCTTGAGATATTAATTCATCAATTGCCCTAAAGTTAAATCCATCCTGAGTTTCATAAAAGAAATATCCAGGATTTCCTTTAGCAGGGACTGTTCTTGGAGCAACCTTCTCACAAAGAACTTTATATAGACACTCATTCCCTCCATGAAAACTCCAAGCATTTTTTGAGTTTGTCGTAAATATTTTATTATCAGGAACTTTTAAATAATCTTTAATCAATCTTCTCACAGAAGACGAAATATTTCCAGTATATTTTGTTTTTACTGGAAGTTGTGTTGCTTTTGAATATGCAGAAAACAAATTCATTATAATAACTTCACGATTTGATCCTTGATTTGGAATTATTTCTTTATCAAAAATGAGTGGGTTCTTTGAGAAGTCTAAAGTTCCATATTTTGTTGCAATCTTAAACTTAACATCTACATCACCAGTAAGTGGAAGAGCAGAACTTAAAGTTCCAAATCTTTGTTGTTTATCATATTTCGAATCATATTGGACGGAAGATGCAATATCTGCTACTGATAAAACTCCAGTGACATTTGGAGAAAGAAGACTTTCGTAGTAATCAAAAGTTGTAACCTTAGTAGCACTCAATCCATTGCCACTAACATCCACTCGTTTTCCATTTTTTATAATTTCAAATATTTCAAATGATGCTCGTTGAGATGCGCTTGCCATTTATCTTAAGTTCTCCATATTGATGGTAATTGTGGAGATGATGTTGGAACAGGAACAGGAGTTTCTATTGGCATTGGATATGGGAAAGGAACGTAGTTTTCAACCGGTTGCACTGCATAAATGAATACCGATTGATTATTCATACTTCTATTTAATCGGTAATTACTACCACCTTCTCCATATCCTTTAAAGTATTTTTTTTGAAATGGGGTAAGTATGGGACCTTCAGGTTTATTATTATTTTTATTACTTTCTCTTATTTTTTCTGGATTAGGAGGACCAGAATCAAGGTGGCCTATTAAATACTTTCTCCCATCAGTACCAACAATAATCAAAGAATTTCCATATCCAGCATTATCTCCCGAATCATATTCTAAAAACTTTAACCCACCTTTAAGGGTAATTGGGGCACCAGACCTAATTGGATAATCAAATCCTCTATGATTTCTACCTGCATATAACCCGTCACCCATTTCATATGAAGATAATGAGGTTCCATCAACAATAATATTCGACAAAACATTATCTGGTATGTTTCCACCAGAACCACTATATCCATCACCAGTTTCTATATGAATATGTGGTCCACTAGATCTTCCAGTGCTTCCAACATACCCGACTATTTCGTCAGTAATAATTCCTGAAGTAGTTATAGGTATATTGGGTGTAGAAGGACTGGGAGAATTGGAAGGATCAGAAGAATCAGAAGGATTAGAAGGATTAGAAGGACTTGTACTAATGCCGACATCTCTTGATTTTTTTAGCATCTTTGAAAATGCTAATACATTTTTTTCATGCTGTCTTGTAGTTTCGTAAATATTATCAACTGCTATTGGAAAATTTCTAAATCCATTGTTTGTATCTCTTTCTACCTTTTTAGGAACACCACTCATCTGTGGTTTGTATGTTTGTTTTGATTCTAAAGATGACGTTTGTGAGGAAGACCCTTCACTTCTTACTGTTCCACCTCTACTAAAAGATTGTGCTGGCTTTGATGCCGTTATTTCTTTAGTATTAGAATCTGAACCACTACTAAAACTTTCCTTTGGAGTAGGTGTTTTTGGTTCTGGTGTTTTTGGTTCTGCCGAATCAGATCCTGTAGATTCCTGATAAGAACTAGATCCTAAAAATCGTTCTAAAGAAATTATATCTTTTTCTGCAGCATCAGCATTCTTTATATCATCATCAAATCTCTTTTCAGTTTCTTTGATATTTTTCTCAATATTATCTTGTTCTGATTTTGGAAACAATCCTGCAAATTCTGCAAGTTTTAAAATACCATTTCCAATTATACCTAAAAGGTTTCCAATACCTTTTATAAAATCACTATCAAAAAACTCTTGCACTTTTTGTATAATTGCAGGAAGATTATTAATTAAAATACCTGCAGCAATTAATCCAATAAAATCAAGTATCCTATCAAAAATACTTCTTACAGGAGAAGTAACAGAACTCATAATTCTAGAAAACCCGGATGCAACACCAAGTTTTCCTCCTTCAAGTCTTTGCTCTTCTTCTCTAAAATCTTTTTTCTTTTCTAACTTAGAAAATAAATTTCTCTTATCAGTTTTAAGTTTCTTTATTTCCTTATTGGAAGAAAATAAAGAATTCTTGATATTAGTAACATTAAGTTTTAGCTGTTCTACCTGTCTTTCTTCCATATTCTACCTCCTATTGCATAATTCCGTATAATTCGGGAGTTAGCATCATAAATGGATTTCCTGGATTTGCAGATGGAATATTTGGTGCTTCAGTGGCAGGACTCTGCATTTGTGGAATTTGTGGTGGTTTTGATTTTTGTGTTGGCAAAACCATTGGTAGGAATGTCATTCCACCACCAGATTGTGGAGATATGTTAATATTAGTAACTTTTGGTGCTCTAGGAGTTATCCTAGCAGAAGATCTGGAACCAAATCCACCTCCAGTTCCTATAAGATTCTTTGTCTTTTGATTTCTCAAATAACTATCTTGATCTTCAATAGATTTTGAAAATTCTTTCTGAACATCTCTCTGATACTTGGAAACCATCATAAGTTTATTGATTCCCATAGAAAATGCAGTCCACAATCTACCAGCATTATCATTAATATCTTTCAGAAGTGGTCTGAATAACATCGCAGATGCTGTTCTTATAACTTCTTCACCGGGTGCAAGCATTGCTCTTACACTATCAACATTTCCTGACCCTCTTCCAGGAACTGTTCCTCCACGACTAAAACCGTCAGGATCTACACTATCAGGATCAATTCTTCCAGTTTTTGTGGCATCTTTTTGTTGTTGTTCGGCAACATCCTTAGATTTACTATTACCAAAGAATAAATCGTAAAGTTGTCTACCTGCCCAATCACCAGCAAGACCACCAATAAATGTTCCAATTGGACCACCCAAGAATGTACCGATTGCACCAAGAAGTGCAGCACCAATTGCTCCAAATGCTGCTCTTCCTATGTTTTCACCCATAGCCACGGATAGAGCAAAATCAATCAGTGCCCCGACAATAGGTATTCTTTTTAAAATAGGTCTTGCAAATTTTAAAAGTGACTTGACTAATGTTTTCTTTCCTGGTCCGGCACCTATAACTTTTAAGAAATTTCTCCCGAACATTTTACCAGACACTTCCATACGTTGAAGTGTCCTATTAAATAAATTCTTCTCTCTTGTTATAACATCTACATTTTCTCTTATTGCACCACCAGCAACATTAAATCTTCCCGGAACAACTCTAGACTGAGTTGCTTTACCTAAAGTAAGTCCTCTTCTTTGTCCGACAGCATTTCTAAATAATCCTCCACCTCCACCAGAAGATGTTGCAGAAGCAGCAGACCTAAGACCAAATACTCGTAAGATTTTGCCCGGAAGTCTCCATAAAAATCTTCCTATTCTGAATAATCTCGTACCCCACTTGATTAACTTAAACCCAAGAAATCCTGCTAATAGATATGGAATTGTGGTGCCAATAAAATTAAAAACATCACCTAACCATTTTCTATTTTTCTCTTCTGCTAACCAAGTAAATGCTACATTAGTAACAATACCTGTAAGTATAAGACCAAAAAATTCTTTTATTTTATCAAAAATACCTTTAACTGGTGCCGCAATTTTTCCTATGGTTCCACCAATTGCTCCACCAATTTTTTTAACGGCTTCTACAGACTTCTCTTTTGCAGCAAATTTTCTCCTTGACTCTGCTGCTTTGGCCGATTTTATAAGTTCCTTCTCTTCTGCGATTTTCATCGCATAATCAAAAGCAAGTTGCTTCTGAATTTCTACAAGAATATTATTAGTTTCTACAAGAGTTTGATTGATTGGAGTAACTTCTTTTGCCAAATATTTTGGATCTACTCTGCTTCCAAGACCACTATATCCCATTCCTTTTGGAATTTTAATGGCAGAAGAAGAACCACCACGAAACACCGAAGAAGAAACTTTAGTCTTCGATAATTTAGGTCTTGATGTTAGTGATGGTGCCTTAAATACTTGGCTACTGAATGCCATTCTGCTGCTGTGCCTTTAGATTTTCTTCTTCAATATATTGTTCAAGTAAAGTGAGATAAATTTCTTTTTCCCAAGGCATCATATTATCTAGCTCTGTTAATGAGTATTTATGATGCTGCATCAAGGCAAAATTAACCTTATAGTATGACTCAAGATTAGTATGAGCCATACTTAACTGAAAAAACTTGCCAGTCCCTCCAGAACAACTTCCGATTCAACCCCTGTATTGGGATTCTTAACTTTAATTTTATGAGAGAGTTTTGGCATCGTGGTGAAAAACTTCTCAACTTCCTTAAATTGCTTTGTATTTAATTGTTCAATAAATTCATCAAGTTCCTTTTTAGTACAATCTGCCGCTTCCCAACTTTCTTCTTCATTATAAATTGCATCAACACAAGATGTAATCATTGATAATGACTGACTAACATCACTCGTTTGCCCAGATGTTTCAAAATTACTCTCAATAAATTGATCTAAAGATGGATACTTCAGTTTTAGCATAAGTTCATCATCTAGTTTAATAATATTCTTATGCCCTCTTGTCTTTTGAACTTTAATATCATCAATTGCAATTTCCATCTCAACTTTAGTTTCACCATCATCAGGACAAGTTATATTTACTTCTACTGTTTCACCAACAGACTTGGCACGAACATTGAGAAAAAGAAATTCAATATCAAAAGTTGCAAGAGATTCGACCTTGATATCTTTTGTAAGAATACAATCTCCAAGAATTTGGACAATAGAATCGGTAATCTGCTTCATATCTTCAGATTCCATTGCCATAATCAGAATTTTTTCTTCTCTGACTAGGAAAGGACGATATTTAATCTTCTTTCCATTTGAAGGCAATACCAACTCATAAGTTGGTGTATTAATCTTAGGTAAAGGCATTGTGAAAAATACAATTCAGGTTTAGTTATTTAGATAATATGTAGAGCAATAATCTATGAATATCATTAAAGTCCAGGCCGTGAGAATTCGAAGAAATTTGTACCAGGTTCGGTGCCTCTAACTTTCCCTGTTTGCCCTGACTGCATCTATTATTTCTTGACCTTCAAACCCACCATCATCTACATCAATATCTGAAATATTAGTCTCTTGCACAATATATCGGTCATAATTAAAACTTACTGTCACTTTAAGTAAATCAGCAGCACCATATGAAACTGGAATAGAAGTCATTCCTTTTGGAAATGCATTGATGAATTGATATTGCAATCTTGACTTAATATCTCTTTCAAACTTTGTTATTTTTATTTCAGATACTTTATAATCATCAGGATAATTCATCCTTCTAAAATAATTTGATGCCGCAGATTGTGCCGGACCTCTACCAGAAATAAAATCCATCCATGCCTCAAAGAATTTTATACTATCATAATTTTTATCCACATAAAAAGTGAAATCGGAATCTGCATAAAGACGAGTATGTGCAAATTCTTGAGTTACTCCTATAAAGTTATCTTTAACCTCTGCGGTCGCATATGATGAGGTTGGTAGTGATGCTTCAGAACAAAGAAGTCCTAATGTATTAGACCAAAACGTTTTATCCTTTAATCGACCATTATTGTTTATATGGTTTCGTAAGTTATCTTTTAAACCTCCAATTTGCACCATATAATAATTAGTAAGTGCAGGTTGCCCTATTAATTTCTTAATATCATAATTTGTAACTGCTTTGACAAGATTATTTGCCACTCTAAATACCTATACGACTACTTTATTATTAGTTATTTAGATGTCATATAAGGGATATTACAAACCATCTTATCCTAGAAAGTATAAAGGTGATCCAAACAATATCATTTATCGTTCCTTATGGGAGCGTAAATTTATGAGATATTGTGATATGAATGAAAATATATTGGAGTGGGGGAGTGAAATAAACACCATCCCCTATCGTTCTCCTGTTGATAATCGATACCACAGATACTTCCCTGATTTTTATATCAAGGTTAAAGAGAATAATGGTAAGATTAAAAAAATGATTATTGAAATTAAACCATATAAACAGTGTATTGAACCCAAAGTCCAAAAGAGAAAGACAAAGGGTTATATCTATGAAGTTGTTGAGTATGCCAAAAATCAGGCAAAATGGAATGCTGCCAAAGAATGGTGTTTAGATCGTGGTTATGAGTTTAAAGTTCTTACAGAAAACGAACTCGGTATTAAGTAATGCCAAGAAAGACACTCAAACAAAGAAAAAATCCAACAGACGATCAAGAAAATCGTGTGCGTGGTGTTGTTCGTGGTTTGATTGGAACAGAAGATGCTGATGATATTATGACAGAACTCATCAGTGTTCTAAATGAAGGTGGGAAGAGTGCATCTGTCGGAAAATATTACACCTTCTTTTATGATGCTAAAACAACAGGAAGAGCATATGACCAACATCCTCTTGTGGGTGTGACTGAAGTCTTCTCTTGGGGTTTTCGTGGCATCAACTTTCACTGGAGAGATAGAAGACAATATACCTATGACCAGATTATCGGAGGACTTTATGAAATCTATCCGGAAGAGATATCTGATGTCATAGAACTCAATTTTACTAAAGTTCGTTCTAAATAGCTAAAAAGAGAGATAGATGACATCAAATACACCCCAATCTTTTAACACTGCTGCAGAAATTAATGCTACTAGGGAATTACTTACTCCTACTCCTACTGAAAGACCTGCCGTACCAATACAATACAAACGTGGAAGAGAAAAATTTAAACCAAGAAATACAAAAAAGCCAAATGCTAAAAACAAACAAATATTAAGATATCCTCTTGCAGTATTGAATGAATCGACTGATTATTTGCATATAAAAGTGCTTGAATATGACCCAATAGGAGGAGGACTTGTAAGTGATCCAAAAAGAAGGCAAAATAACAAAAGTGGCAAAAGTATACTGCAAGATGTAATTTTACCTATGCCATCAAATGTTCAAGATGGCAATACAGTATCATATTCAGACTCAAATATGAATACGATTACTGCAGCTGCCCTTAAGGGAATCACGAATTTTATGGATTTGGGGGAGAATTTTACTGTTCAAAGTCTTAGTGATACAGCTAACGATGCAAAAACGAAAGTTACAGATGCATTAAAAGATCAATATGATGCACTTGGAGGAAGAGCAGGACTGCAATCTTTGGCAACAAAATATTTTGCATCACAGGCAATTTCAGTTTTTGGTGGAAATGTATCTGTAAATCAATTACTTGCTAGGGAACAGGGAATAGTATTTAATCCAAATATGGAACTTTTATTTAATGGTCCAACATTGCGTGGATTTGGGTTTTCCTTTAAATTTACCCCTAGAACAAAAGATGAAGCAGAAGAAGTTAAAACTATTATAAGAGTGTTTAAACAATATATGGCACCAAAGACAACAACAAGTGGTGCTGCTTCTGCTACTAGTGTTACTTATTTGGGTACACCAAGTGTTTTTGAATTGTCTTATAGAAAAGGATCTGGAGAACATCCATACTTAAATAAATTTAAGCAGTGTTTTTTAGAAAATATGTCAGTGAATTATACTGGAGAAGGTACTTATGCTACTTATGAAGATGGTGAACCAATATCAATGATAATGACATTGCAATTCAAAGAAATTCAACCAATTTATGATGAGGACTATGATGAAAAAGATACCACAGTAGGATACTAAAAATGGGATACTTCAGAGAACTACCGGATGTAGAATATCAGTCATTTTTGTCTGATGCAATTTCATCTAAAGATTATCTAACAGTCAAAAATTTATTCAGAAGAAATAAGTTGCGTGATGACTTACAGAATGTTTTTACACTCTTCAATAAATATCAAATCCCTGAAGGTGCAAGACCTGATGTTGTTGCAGAAGAATTTTATGGGAGTGCAGAACTTGATTGGGTTGTCCTAATGACTGCCGGTATTATCAATGTCAGAGATGAATGGCCCCTTTCAAACTATCACTTATATTATCATGTGGAAAATAAGTATGGTGTTGAGAACTTATCAAACATTCATCATTATGAAACAATAGAAGTTAAAGATTCAAAAGGTAGATTAATTCTTCCTGCTGGTAAAGATGTCAACGAAGATTTTACCTTAAATTATAGTGATGGTGGATCTAAAGTTTCGTTATCAGGTGGTAATGTTAGACAAGGTGTGACTAACTGGGAATATGAAACTCGTAAGAATAATGAAAAATCCTCGATTTATTTACTAAAACGAGGATATTTACAACAATTTTTAAATGATATGAGAGATATTATGACTTATGGATTATCCTCAGAGTTTGTAAATGAAAGTCTCATTCGCACCGAGAATACCAAAGTCACAATCCCTAACTAAACTCAGTCTGCTGCGA